GGTTTGCATTGCTAGTTATGAAATGAAACCTGTAACTACTATTGTTAGGATGCTCAGGCAGTTTGCTGGTGAGAATATTAGTGCTCCTTTAACGCATGATAAAGAAGGCTATATTCGTAGTCTTTTAGGACGGTTTACAGGATTCATTGATGAGAATCTTTATCTTTACGATCAGCAAGGTTCAACGACTGCTCAAAAAACTATAGCAATGGCTCGGTACTGCGCTGTTGAGTTAGGGATACAACATATCTTTATCGACTCGTTAATGAAGTGCGTTAGCGGTGAGGACGCGTTAAATGAGCAGAAATCCTTTGTTGACGAGCTTTGTGCATTAGCGAGAGACCATAACGTACATATTCATTTGGTTCACCACATACGCAAGTTGCAATCTGAGGAAATACAGCCAGGCAAGACTGATTTAAAAGGTTCAGGATCAATTGCGGATCAGGTGGATAACGTGTTCTTAGTCTGGCGTAATAAAAAGAAAGAGAACGCTCGTAGGAACAATGAGGACTATGACGAGAAGCAGCCAGATATGTTTCTAATGTGCCAAAAACAAAGGAATGGTGAAGCTGAGGAGTTTTACGGATTGTATTTCGAGCACAACAGCCAGCAGTTCATTGAGGTACAAGGTGGTCAGCCTATAGACTTTGATAATCGTGGGAGTTTTCGTGCCTGATAACAGCGAACTGCACAGGCATCGGTGCGAAGTGCGGCAAGTATTAAAGTGGCGTACTGAGGATAGGAATAAAGCCATTGAATATATTTCTATTGTCCGCAATAAACGCGGAGATAGAACGGCTCAGATACTAGAGAAAGATTGCAGGGAACAATGGACGCAAGGATCAAGAGGAGATGACGGTGTATGGTTTACAAAAGGGTAGATAATTGCCAAGTTCAAGTAGTTAAAGCACTTAGAGATTTAGGTGCGACTGTTCAGCATCTTCACGCAGTAGGTAAGGGTTGTCCTGATATTGTTGTCGGCTTCAAAGGTAAAAATTTGTTGCTTGAAATTAAGGATGGTGATAAAAAGGTACTTACTCCAGATCAAGTTAACTGGCACAAGCTCTGGAAAGGTCAGGTAAATGTAGTGACAAGTGTTGATGATGCTAAATTACTATTATGGAAACTAACAAATGACTATTGATCCAAATGAAGCAATTAACTTTATGATTAAGAATGCTGAGGCTTACGCACAAGCTAAAGCAGAAGTTGTTTACTTAACTGAACATAGAAAGACAGTTAAGGCTATTGGATTTCAACGTAGTTTGAAAAATACGATGGCTGAGAAGGAAGCTGATGCTTATACTACGGATGACTATAAGACGTGCGTAGAAGGGCTTAGAGAAGCTGTTGCAGAGGCAGAGAGATTACGTTGGATGCTGGTCGCGGCTCAGGCTCGGATAGATTGCTGGAGGTCGATGGAAGCGTCGAATCGTGCTGTGGAAAGAGCGACTTTGTGAACGGATCAAAATTGTTCTCGTCGTATAACAGCCATTCGTCTGCATCGTCATCAAAGTACATCCAAACACAGGCTTCGTTATCGTATTTCCAGACTATGCCATCATCATCCATTTGCATGAGTTCGACTTCTTCAGCCTCAAACCAGAAATCTTGACCATCGATAGATATGCCGTACATATATCCTCCAGTAAAGAAATAGTAGCAAACTTCAATGAAATTTACGTTAATAGAGAGAAAAACTATGAATAAAGATAATTTCCTAAATGATAATGTAATAGATGATAGTAATTTAGCAATATGTGATTGCTGTGGATTTATTGATGATTGGGATGAAATTCCAGTGGTTAACGATAATCCGTGGTGCTCAGATGGAACAGTTACTTGCTGTCCTGAATGCAACAATGGTGAGAGCTTTACTAGTTATAAAGTAGAAAAATGAAGAAAAGAGAAAAGCAATATCTGTCTAAAGTAGCAGACATAGGTTGTATAATTTGTTATCGTTTAGGGTATGCAGGTACTCCGGCAGAGATACATCACATTCGTGGCTTAGGGTTAGGAATGGGTGTCAGAAACTCGCACGATAATGTTATTCCGCTTTGTCCTGAACACCATAGAGGTAACACTGGTTATCATGGAATGGGGCGTAAGGCTTGGGAAAAAAAGCACGAAACTACCGAACAGCAACTATTTGAACAAGTAAAGGAAATGTTAAATGATGAAGAAATCGAAAGCAGCTAAAAAAGTAGCTAAGGTAATGACTGAGTTCGGCAAGGGTGAATTGCACTCTGGCAAAGGTGGTCAAGTAGTTAAGTCTCAGAAACAGGCAGTTGCAATTGCACTTAGTGAGGCTGGTAAATCATTGCCTAAACGTGGTCAGCGTACAGCTAAGAACAAGGCTAAGAAATGAAAACAGGACTCTACGCCAACATTGCAGCCAAGAAAAAGCGCATAGCTGAGGGTTCTGGCGAGAAGATGAATAAACCTGGCACTAAAGGTACTCCTACCAAGGCTGACTTTAAACAAGCTGCTAAGACTGCCAAGCCGAGGAAAAAATGATTAAGCGTGGTAAAGAGGAATTTGCTGGTTACAACAAGCCAAAGAAAACCCCTAATCATCCTACCAAGAGTCATGCGGTACTTGCAAAGGCAGGAGACGAGGTTAAATTGATTCGTTTCGGTCAGCAAGGTGTTAGTGGTAGTCCAGACGGTAGCAAGCGTAATGAGGCGTTTAAGGCTCGTCATGCGGGTAATATCTCTAAAGGCAAGATGAGTGCTGCATTCTGGGCTAATAAGGTTAAGTGGTGATACCAAAGACGTTAAATCTAGGCTCCGGCAAAGACTGGAAAGATTCTTACTTTAATGCAGATATATTGCTTAGAGTAAATCCTGATTGGTGGGTAGATATATCTAAGGTAGAGTTTGGTCAGATTATTGATACACCGAGGTTCGGAAAGGTCGAGATTACAAAAGGGATGTTTAAACGTGTCGTCGCAAACGATGTTTTGGAACATATTCCTGATCTTGTGTCGTCGATGACGAATATAAAGGACTTATTAGAGGTCGGTGGTGAGTTCCACATTAACGTACCGTATGAACTTAGCCTGGGTGCATGGCAAGACCCGACTCATGTACGAGCGTTTAATGAGAATAGCTGGCTGTACTATACTGACTGGCACTGGTATTTAGGCTGGGAAGATCGATTCAACCTAACGTCGATGGAATTCAAACTGTCAGAAATTGGGCAGAAAATGATGGATAACGGTATTACTGACGATGAGATTATGCGTACTCCACGAGCAGTAGACTCAATGAAGGTTGTTTTAACTAAATGTTAATACGCATGACCATTACTGGACTCGATACGCGAAAGAGGACTTACCCAGAAGCGGGGAGCCATACGTTCTAGACACCGTGGTGGTAGCAAGACGGGGAAAAAGTAGTGGTCAGCCGTATTAAGTTTATAGTGGATGCCTTTTAAGTTTACAGTCTCAACACGCATGAGGATTGATCGGTAGGACGGACTTGCAGGGAATATAAGAAGCTAATGAGCTAGTCACTTAAAAGCTACTGAAAATGGTGATACTGCGGCTACCGATACAGAACTGAAAAGCAAACTGAGGTTGACCCCAAAGTTCTTTTTTATGCTGTAAAACAGTCCTCAGCCGTGTTGATATTTATGGGGAATTACTTGCAAGCAATCGTAATCGCTACGGTAGATAGTCCAAGCATCCACGTATTATTGGAGAGCATTAATCAATATGCAAGACACTTGCCAGTTTACATTAGTGCAAATAGTTTGGAGCTGTGGGGAGAAGTTAGAAAGAGACTTGGAAACGATAAAGTCATCTTCCGACCAAATACTGCTGCCAATTTCGGAGATGCGTATAATGAAATTGTCTCCTATGCGTTCAATACAGGGCATTACGATTCACTAATCATTGCTAATGATGACGTAGTATTGACTCCTAATACTATTGAGAAGATGCAAGAAGATTGGGATATGATTACTAGAGAATTCTTAACTGGATTCTTAGGAGCACGATCAGATTACGTATTGCCAGAACAAAATATTAGGGTAGCGGTAGAGGATGATAAGTTCGTAGGACTACGTTGGAATAGCGAGAATCATATAAAGATGGTTGATGTTATTGCTCCCATATTTGCAGCTATAAGCAGGAAGGCATGGGATGTAGCACAATTCCCTAGTACTAATTGGTATTCAGACAATATAATATGCCATGACTTAAACAAGGCTGGTTATCAGCACTTTGTAAGTCGTGGATACGTTCATCATGCAGGATCGCAGACGGTTGGAACAGACTTTGCTAAGTGCCATGAAGAACCAAGAGAGTGGATAAAGACTAACAGACCGGACATGTACGAGGCTTTCTATGGCTGACGGATTACTAGCAAGTGGGTTGAATTACATTGACCAGCAAAAACAGGCTTTAGCTGCTAGGTTAGGGTTACTTGCTAATAATCCTGATGAATTTGGTCGCCAAATGGCTGCTGAGGCTCGTCAAAGGGCTGGAGTTGGTCTATTGGGTGAGCCTAAGACTGCTCAGGAGATGGCTTCAGGCGCATGGATTAACACTCCGTATGGCAAGCAAGCTATAGAAGCTGGTAGTGGATTTGCTGGAAGTATTGGTGTAAAGCCAACAACAAAAAACTTATTTGAGTCTGGCTGGTATCACGGTACTACTGGAGATATTAAGCAATTTAGACCAGATTTATTAGGTGAAGCTACAGGTGCTAATAGTGCAAAGCAAGGATTCTTCTTTGCCCGTGATCCTATTGCACCACCTGCCGAATTAGCTCAAAAATCAACTGATCCTAAATCTATAGAGTTTTTAAAAAAATTAGGCAAAACGGATGAAGAAATAGCAGCATTAAATCGTGTTTCTATGGAAGGTCATGGAGCGCATACAGCATCAGGTTATGCTCAGATTGGCGGAGATAGAGAATACAGAGATGCAATGCGTAAGGCTTCTGTTGCGGAAAAGCAAGGTAATTGGGCTGAATATGATAAGCAACAAGCTATAGCAGAGCAATTTGCATTAAAAAGATTAGGTGAAAGCCATTCATTAGTAGCAAAGCATGGAGATACTAGAGATCAAATGCTTAATGATGTTAGTAAAGCATTAAAAATATCAATACAAGATGCTTATGGTGCTGGTGGTGAAAAAACAGCATCAACATTGCCTTATGGATGGTTTAATGATCCTGCTAAGATAAATGAAATTAGAAAATCATTAATTGGCAAAAAAGGTGGAGATGAAGCAATTAAATCTATTGATAAATTTAGGTCGGCTGTAGCTGAAAGATTAGCTGCTGATGCTCAAAGTGGTGCTAATGTCATGCCAATATCATTACGATATAAAAATCCAATGATGTATGACTTCAAAGGTAGTGCATATAGAGATCAGACATATAATGATTTAGTGAATCAGGCTAAGGCTGGTGGGCATGACGCATTGATTTTAAGAAATACTTATGATCCTGGTGCAGGTACAGCTAAGTTAGTTGATGTTGGCGTAGTATTTGATCCATCTCAGATAAGGTCTAAGTTTGCTAAATTTGATCCAGCAAATATAAACTCACCAGATATATTAGCCGCAGGAGTTCCACTAGGATTACTTGCAGGAACTAATATAGAGATGCCAAAGAAAGAGAAACGTAAGTAGCATGACATCCAGAGGATAATGCAAAAATGGAAACAGATTACACCAGTAAAATAGACGAAGATGCACGAGTAGCTAATCTTACTAATATGGGTAAGGGCAGACCTAAAGGAGCGGTTAACAAGTCAACTCAGATAGTAAGAGAGGCTATTGCTAATCTATTAGAGCGCAATGCTCCTAATATGGATAGATGGCTTAATGAAGTGGCTCAAGATGATCCTTATAAGGCACTTGATCTGATGAATAAGCTAAGTGAGTACCATATACCTAAGTTAGCTAGGACTGAGGTGACAGGTATGGACGGTGCTCCTCAGCAGCACGTGGTTACATGGCAGAAGTAATCGAGATTGCTTATAGACCACGTGAACAGCAAGTAGCTATTCATGAGGCAGTAGATAACCATAGGTTTACAGTAGTAGTTGCACATCGCAGGATGGGCAAGACTGTTAGCGCAATTAATCATCTAATCAAGGCTGCCATTGAGTGCAATAAACCAAATCCGCGATTTGCCTATATTGCTCCGACTTACGCACAGTCGAAACGTGTGGCTTGGGATTACCTGCTGGAATTTACTCGTCCTCTTGGGGCTGTGGCTAACATCTCAGAGCTTAGGGTTGACTTTTGGGGTAGGCGCATTAGTCTTTACGGCTCTGATAATGCTGATAGCTTGCGTGGGCAGTATTTCGATGGCGTTATCCTTGATGAGATAGGCGATCAAAACCCTAAGATATGGAATGAGGTAATACGTCCAGCATTAGCGGATAGGAATACAGACGAGGCTCCTACGTGGTGTCTTTTTATTGGTACGCCTAAGGGTAGGAACCACTTTGCAGAGTTCAGAGACAGGGCTAAGACTGCTGAAGGTTGGAAGCTATTAGAGTTTAAGGCTAGTGATACGAAGATACTAGCTGAGAAGGAACTCAGAGACGCTCGTAAGGAAATGGGCGATGATAAGTACAACCAAGAGTTTGAATGCTCTTTTGATGCAGCCGTAGAAGGTTCATATTATGGGCAGATTATCAATAATCTTGAGGAAAAGAACCGAGTCACGACTATTGAGCGCGATGATCTGTGTAAGTCTTATGTTGCTTGGGATTTGGGGATTAGTGATTCTACTAGTCTGTGGGTTGCTCAGGTGGTTGGAAAAGAAGTACGCCTCATTGATTACACGGAAAACCACGGAGTCGGTTTGGACTGGTATGTATCCTGGCTTAAAGAGAACAAGTACGAAGGCTTCACGCAGTTTCTTCCGCACGATGTGGAAGTAAGGGAACTAGGCACAGGAAAGAGCCGTAAAGAGGTTCTACAGGAGGCTGGACTGGATATAACTGTAGCTCCTAGATTGTCGATTGCAGATGGTATCCAAGCTACCAGAAGGTTATTGCCACAATGCTGGTTCGATCACAAGACTAAGACAGGGCTAGATGCTCTCAGGAACTACCGCAGAGAGTATAACGAGAGGCAGCAAGTGTTCTACGATAAGCCGCTACATGACTGGTCTAGCCATGCCTCAGACGCGTTTAGATACCTAGCGATAAGCCTTGACCAAGATGAGACTTCATGGCAGTCAGATTTGCCCATTAATACTAAATGGATTGTATAATTGCGAAAATCCTAAGAGGAACGCATTATGATGGACGAAGGCACAGTTAAAGGCATTATTGAGAATGAGATTGATAACTCGATAGGCTATCTTGACACTGAAACTACAGAGGATCGTCGTAGAGCACTAGAGTATTACTTACGCAATCCTTACGGCAATGAGCAGGAAGGTCGCTCGCAGATCGTTACAGGTGAGGTAGCTGAGGCTATCGATGGTGCGTTGCCACAACTGATCCGTGTGTTCACTACAACAGAAGATATTGTTTACTTTGAGCCAAGAGGACAGCAAGACGAGGAGTCGGCTAAACAGGCTACAGACTACTGCAACTGGGCTTTCTATCGTGACAATGATGGGATGATTATCCTTCATAACTGGTTCAAGGATGCATTGCTACAGAAGGTAGGCGTAGTTAAGTCTTACTGGGATAACAAGGTCGATGTACGCAAGGAAGAATATAAGAATTTAACTGAAGATGAACTGGCATTATTGCTATCGGATCAGTCGCTTAAAGTTATCAAGCAGGAAATAGAATACACAGAGCAGCAAGATATGATGGGTAATATCATTCAGATACCATCGTACGAAGTGTATGTTCAGCGTACAGAGGAATCAGGTCAGGTAAAGATTGAGAACGTACCACCTGAGGAGTTCCTAATATCCAAGTCTGCTCGTAACATTGAGGAGTCTAGTTTTGTAGCGCATCGTCGGCTGATGACTCGTAGTGAGTTGATTGCTATGGGATTTGATAAGGATATTGTCGAGGACTTAGCGACTTATAACGATCTTGAGTTTAGTCCTGAGCGTATTGCACGTTTCCCTAACGGTGAGCAGCCAGACCAGAATACTAGCCTAGACCAGGCTATGCAGACACTTGAGGTATACGAGTGCTATATACGCATAGATGAGGATGATGACGGTATTGCTGAGTTACGTCGCATTATCTATTGCGGTTCAGAGATACTCGAAGATGAGGAATGTGATTACGTACCATTTCACTCTATCTGTCCTATCCCAATCCCGCATAAATTTTTTGGTCAGTCACTAGCTGATCGGACTATGGACATCCAGCTACAGAAGTCCACGATTACACGTCAGAGCTTGGATAACCTGTATCTAACTAACAACAGTCGAGTAGGTGCAGTAGATGGTCAGGTCAATATGGATGACTTGCTTAATGCGACTCCTGGTGGTGTTATCCGTTTAAAGAATCCTAATGCTTTGGTTCCGCTAACGGTGCAGAGTACGTTTAGTCAGGCTATGCCAATGCTGGAATACTTAGATGCGGTTCAGGCTAAGAGAACAGGTGTTAGCGATGCACAGCAGGGAATGGATCCAGACGTATTGAACAATGTAACGGCTACGGCTGTAGCTGCGATGATGAAGTCTAACTCTGGCAAGCTGGAGTTGATCGCACGTATATTTGCTGAGACAGGTGTTAAGAGTCTGTTTAAAGGCATATTGCATCTATTGGGCAAGTATCAGGACAAGCCTAGAGTCGTTCGTATGCGTGGTAAGTACGTTACCTTTGATCCACGTACATGGGCTAATGAATACGATATTAGCGTCAATGTTGGTCTAGGTTCTGGTGATAGAGAGCAGAAGCTAGCTATGCTTCAGATGGTATTAGCCAAGCAGGAACAGATCATTCAGCAGTATGGGGCGTCTAATCCTTTGGTTTCTGTGGCTCAGTATCGCAACACACTAGCGAAGTTCATTGAATCGGCAGGTTTCAAAGATGCTAACGAGTTCATGAATGAGATCACACCGGAGCAGAACGCGCAGTTATCGCAGCCTCAACCACCATCACCAGATGCCCAAGCAGAGATTGCTAAGATGCTGGCAGAGGTTGAGAGAGAAAAGACTCAGGCGAAAGCTCAGATCGATGCGGCAAAACTTGACCTTGAAAAGCAGACTCTGGAAGCTGAATATACCCGCAAAGGTATAGAAATGCAGATGAAGAACCAGCGTGATACGGCTGAGTTACGCATTAAAGAGGCTGAACTGGCTGTTAAGCAATTGCAAGCTGTCTTGGCTATGGACTTGGCAGACGAGTCTACGAAGAACAAGCAGACTGAGTTAACGCTAAAGGCTTTACGTGAACTAGGCTCATTGACTAGAGGTATGTAATGGGATTACTAGACTTGCTTAATTCATTTGGTGCTAGATATGCTGAAAGTGCTAG